ATTCATGTAATTCAGGAGAATATTGTTGAATAATATTTCTATCTTGTTTAGGTGATTCTTTTTTGGATGAAATTTCATCTTTTACATATTGAAGACCTTCTTCTATATTTAATCCCATAGATTGTCCCCTCTTTATAAAATTTGCAATTTGAGGACTTACTTTACTAAGTCCTTTCATAGCTAAATCTGGAGGAATATAAGAACTTAACCAAGGAAGAACTTTAGAAGCAGCTCCACTTACAGAAGCGCCTCCTATCAATCCTGCTGCTGTGCCTATTCCTTTAGAAACATTACTTCTAAATCTTTGATCTCTTTCTATCTCTGATTCAACAGCTTTTTCATCTGGTCTCATAATCATTTTTTTGACCTCTTATACCAAGGAAATATTTTTATATCACCCCAAGATGGAAGAAAATCTCTTTCTCCCGAACCTAATTCGGCTCTTTGTCTAGGATTTAATTTACTTTTTGGATTATTTGTTAATTGTTCGAAAAAAACTCTTTCATTAAAAAAAGGATCTTGTTGAGCTAAATTTCTGGCAATTGAAAGAACGCTATCATCTTCATCTATAAATTTTTCTACATCTATAGCCGCTTTCCTTGCATTATTATCCATCTTTTCTACAGTAGGAAATGGACCTTTATTGGAAAACTCTAAATAAGAAGGTTTATAAGAATCTACATATTTTTTAATTTGTTTTTGTAAAGGAAAAGCTATAGTTGCAGCACCTTGAGGAGATAAACCAAAATCAGATCTTAATATATTATAATATTCTTCCTGGTTACCAGCATCTTCAAATACTTTTTGATAAGAATTTAATTTGTTTAAAACTTTATCTCCACTTCCAATAGATTCCCATCCAGTTTTTTCACCTAGTCCTTGTACTTCTTTTTTTACTTTAGCCATTCTTAAAGCTTTTCTGGAAAAATCATCAGCAATATCATCGGCAGAAGCATTAGGATTTTCTATTATAGCTTTAGACATTGCTCTTTTTAAATCAGCTAACATATCTCCAGTAATATCTTGATAAATTCCTTCTCCACTTTTTTGTAACCGAGTTTGAACATAATCTGTTAATTTTTCTTCAGCTTCTTTAGCCCTTGTTTTTTTTTCAGCTTGTTGTTTTTGAATAGTTCCAGGAATAGCTAAATCTCTTGTTTCATCATCAGAAGCTAAATCTCTTGCTTGATCTGGTAAAAATCCTCTATTTATATAATCCAACACTCGATCATCTCTTTGTTGTGGAGTCCAAGGTAAACGACTTATAGCTCTCGGGTCTCCAGGATTATAATTAGCTAACTGAGGTTGTCCATATTGAGATGGATTAGCATTAGAAATACCTTCTTGTTTTGAAGGAGTTTTTTTATTTTCAGTAATATCAATTTTAGTAGTAGGATTAAACTGTTTTTGCATAGGTAAACCAGTATTTGCAGCTTGATCTAACTGATTTGCTTGATTTACTTCAGATAAATTAGGAGATGAAGATATATCTTGTTCAGGTGAAGTATTTTGAATTGATCTTTTATTTCCATATGCATTTCTTTGATTTTGAATTTTTGCTAATTCGGAAAAAGATTGAATCATTTGAGGAGTTATTCCAGGAATAGAAGATAAACGAGCAAGTTGTTGTATAGGAGATAGATTTTGATGATTTTGTTCAAAAGATTGTAATCCTGATGCTAATCTTCCTCTTTGAATTTCTTCAGGAAGTTGTGAAGCAAGACCTTGTCCAATTCCACTTCCAATTCTTCCAAAAATATCAGCTTGTTTTATAGTTTGAGCCATTTTAACCTTCCTATCTTGTTCCTTGTAAAAATCCAGGTAATTGAAATCCTGCATTTCCTATATTAGGACTTGCTTGTGGACCTTGTGATCCATAAGGACTACTATTAGCTGCTACAGAACTTCCTGCATTCATATTACCAAACCAATTTCCTACTCCACCACCTATAGCTCCTCCGATAGGACCACCTATACCCATTCCTATTCCAGCACCTAAAGCAGGTGCTACAGAAGATAGAAAACCTGGAGATCCTGGTTGTGTTGTCATGTTTTGACTAAAATTTCCTAATCCCAATTGCCCTAGATTTTGTAATCCTTGAGCTCCTTGTTGACGAAGATTTGCTCTAATAGAACCTAATCTTTCTGCTAAATCTGTAGATCCTTGCATTTGAGCATTTCTAAATCCAGAACTTGATAAACCTCCAGATCCCATTCCTGCAAATTGTTCAGATATACCAGGAACAATATCTTGATTATATTGTCTAAGCATTGGGTTTGCAAAAGCTTGATAATCAGCACTATTATCGCTTAATAAATTTCTATAATAATCTGCTGATTGTCCAAAAGCTCCACCTGCACCTGGTCTCATAGAAGAATTAATCAACTGATTATAAATATCTTCTTGTTCAGGTCTTAGAGTTGAAACATTTTCTCTTCTCTCTGGAGTTCCACCAAAGAAGTTTCCTATAGATTTAAAAAATGATGGCATACTAAAGCTCCTGTAAATATTCAATTGTTACATAACAACGAGTGAAATTTGATCGGTTACTACCTGTGGTTATATTAATATTTGTAGAATCTATGTTTAATTCTATCGAATTCGCTAAGGTATTTGGATCTGAATAAGGGATAGGAAGAGCAATAAATGACACTGGATCAGTTGCATAAGCTCCAATAAAAGTTAATGTAAAATTATTATCAAAAAGTATACCGTGAGGTACGGATTTTAATGTAGAATTAGGTAAAGCACCAAAATCTATAACCTTTCTTAATACTGATCTAAATTGCTGGCTTGTTCCATCATCTATTTGATTATTTATACCTGGAATAAAAGCTTTTCCGCTTAATAATTCTTCATCTAAGTACCAACCTATTTCTCTAATATTAATAGTTGTAGATATTTTTTTTAATTGCTCTACAAGAAATGATCTGGCATCTTCCCATTTCTCAGGAACTACATCATAAATAGGAACATAACTTTCAAATACTTGGCTGTCTAAAGATGTTGTCATATTAATTACCTATTGCTGTCCAATAAAATGTATTTGCCACACTTCCTCCACCGTTATCTTGTATATATGCAGTAAATCCTGTTAGATTTAGTGTTGAAATATGCCAAATTCTTCTAGATGAAGAGTTTTCTAAAACACATATTTGAACTCCAAAAACATTTGCTGGAAAAGCTAATGGAAATACAATAGATGCATTAGGACTGGCTATATTTGAAACAGCAGATCCATATTGATATATCAAACCACCGGGCAAATATGTATATCCATTATTTGCAATAACAGGTTGAAAATTTCTTGTAAGTTGAGATAGATTTCCTAATCCTGATAGAAAATATAATGTATCATCTGCATTGATTCCGTCATTAACTTGTGCAGTAAATAATTGCCCATAACCAGGAGTTGTGGGTGGTATAATAGCAGGTTGGTTATTTGGAGGATTAGTTGTTGTTGTTGAAACTGGATTAAAGTGTATATTGGTATGGTATCCATTTTGAGCAGTTTGACTAGAGAAAGTGACATGATCTACTCCAAATGAAATGTCTAATTGTCTAAAATTATTTTGTATATTCAAATAATCAATATCTAAATCTACAGTTCCTGTAGGTATTCCCGGTTGATATAAACTCATATTTCTCCTTTATAAATTTTATATCTGTGTCATTCTTCCAGCTTTTCTAATCCATAAAACTTGTGCATCAATTTGCACATTTTTTGTTTGTTCTATCCCAGCTAATTGAGCATTTGAAAATGTATATTCTAGTGTTAAGAAATTAGCTCTAGTTGAACAATAAACTCTTTGCCAAAATTTAGAGCCACCTTTTCCATTTAATACAGAAGGTGTTGTAGGTATTATAGAATTAAAAAATGTGTCTGGATTAGAAATAATCGAATAGTCATTGATTTCATTATTTGGAAGAGTATTTGAAGCTTCATCTCCATTATAATCTAAATATACATTTAAACTTATTGCTCCAGGTTCATCTAACTCAGTGGCAGACATTAGAATATCTAAATATCCAAGCTGGATACTTTGTCCTTGATCTAGAAAATTGAATTTTTTACTAACTAGTGAGAAATTTTCTCTTATATTGATCAAACCAGCTCCTATGTATGCACCATTTGGCACATCAAGCTGTGGAGTGCTAAATTCTCTACTGATTGGATCATATAACATCAATTGAAAATTATTAACGTCTAAAACAATGATTCCAAAAATTCCACCATTTAAATTATCAAAAGGAGTTCCTGTAGGAATTCCACTTATTCCAATAACAAATCCTGTTTGCATATTATGATTAGGACAAGTCACTACTGTAGGAGTAGTTGTATTGGCAGTGATAGCTGAAATATAAAGACTTACATCGTTCGTAGTAAGTTCATCTAAATATTCAACAAATCCTTGCTGATTTCCGCCTACTATAGAAGGGATTGCAGCAGGCTGACTACTTATCCAAGAAAATTTACATCTTATCCAAGGAATTTTTGTATTTATCCAATTAGTGCTTTCTTGAGGTTGGTAAGTTCCTAAAACAGTTAATGAATCATTGAATAATGCCCATGAATCATTTTCATAGTTATATACCAGTCTTTGATTAGGAAATATCCACGAAGCAGATGCGATTCTAGGGTCATATGAAGATTTTAGAGGAATAGTCCAAAAAGCTAATCGATTAATAAAATCTCTAACACCATGAACTCTAAATGGACCATTATTATTTGTTTGAAACTCAAAAACAAAATCAGGTATTTTTATATCTATTCTTTCTGATTTATAACTGTCACATTCAACAATTCCTTTATCTCCTATTCCAACTAAAGAAGTATCAAATTGAATTGCTGAAAAAGGTCCTTCTCCACCTAATTCACTATTAACTTTTTCGATTTGAAATGGAGCAATAGATCTTCCGGTATATCTCAATTGCCATGTAGAACGTTCACAATAAATAACCAAATTATCTCTAACAAAACCAACAGAAATGATATCTTCAGAAGTAGGAATATCTAAAAATCCACCTTGTCCTCTTATATCATCTCTCCATGATCCTTTAGCAGGTGATACATTAGAAAAAGGAATGAAAGGATTTCCTATTGTAGACCATCTAATTCTATTAGAGAAATTTTGTGCACTTGCAAAATTAGGCCCTTCCCATGTATTAAATGCTAACATTCTCCCTCTAAAAGGAAGTAAAGATAAACATTGAGTCATGAAATTTGTTATATCTATTTGTCCGAAATTAGGAGGAGAAAAGTCCACCCAAGTTATACCATCTGTAATTCTAATAGGATCAGCATTAGCGCCAAATTGACCTGTATTATTAGTAACCCAAAATAATTTTATATTGTTAGTGGTAAAAAAAGGAATAGCAGTAGTAGGTATTAAGGTAGAACTAATCCAATAATTTGTTGACCAAAAAAAATCTGTAGCTGAAATAGTACCAGAATGTGCATTCCAAGTAGTTCCTGGAATAAATTCTTTAAATCTTTTGATAGTATTATCGAAAATATAAGCATATACTTGATCAAAAGCAATCATTTGGTCATTAGCACTATTTTGTAATTCTCTAGTTCTTAGACCCATAACAGGAAGTCCAGGATAATAATTTATGATTCCTGTAATTGCCTCTCCAGCACCACCATTAATAGTTAATAAACCAGTTGAATAGTTTATCGTTCCTCCTGTACCTGTTCCTCCAGTAGCTACTAAAATTCCATTCCCAATTAAATCTGTGTAAGTTGTTCCATCTGTTCCTCCTACAATATTTATACTTCCTGCTGCTATAGAAGATGTAGGTTGTAAACTAAGCGCTGTTATTAAATTTATCGAATCTCCAGTTAAACTATTTCCAGAAACATCTACAGTTCTTTGTAATCTTCCTAAAAGCTGATATCCTTTTTTTCTTAATATTTTTTCTCTCCAAACGTAAGCATTTTGTAAGATTGGATATGCATCGTCAGGTAAAAGAAATTCTTCTCTTTGTTGAACAAGACCTGTAGTCATTCCTGTAATTTTTAATGGAGAATATCCAGCCATCTAAAATCCTTGTCCAGTTCCCCATCCAGTATTAAATCCTGTCTGAGTAGTGTTAAATAAAGTAATATTAGGTTGAAATATTTCTTCAATAGATTGTCTTTCTAAAACCATAGCTTCTTGTCGTTTAAATCCTTCCTGCAAGTTAGAAACTCCTTCCATGTCTTGTCTATCTCTGAGTATCTCTGAAGCAGCACCATATGCAATATATTGAGCCCATTGATTTAATATTGGATTATCTGTTACTTGCATAAATTGAGCTGGAGTTTGATAAACTTCAATTTCACATAAATATACGTTATCGGGAACAGGTCTAATTGTAAGTTCGTTATTCCAAAATAAAACATTATATGGTCTTCCAACTTGATAAGTTGATGCCCATACATTTATTGTAGTACCAGGAGCTGGAGCAACTGGAAAATTTACGGTAAATTCTGTAGTGACATAATTAACAGTTCCACAATACTGAGGAGTTAAAGAAGTAGGAGGAGAAGGAGTTGGCAAAGGAGATAAAGGAGGAATTGCAGGATGTTGAACATTAAAAGAATCTAAGTAAACATTGTTTCCTACATTATTTTGATTTATGAATAAAAGTTGTCCGTGTGTGGTATTACTTCCTATTCCAAAAGAATTAACAACAGCTCCTCCATCATCTATAATTCGAATAGGATTACCATTTACATCTATTCCACCTATAACAACTTGTGTACTTAATATTCCAAAATTAGGTTGAGGAAATGGATTTTGATTGTTTCCAAATAATCTAAAAGTAAAATTAGTTTGAACTCCATCTCCACTAATAGGTTGAAATTGAGTAGGAAATCTAGGATATAAATTATATAATTGATCTCTATTTTTGAAAAAATTCCCTTGTATTCCTTCAAAATAAACTGGAGCTCTAAATCCTTGTAAGTTATTAACATCTACAGGATATCTATCTACGTTAGGAATGGTTAAAAATTTATATACCGATCTTTGCTGATCAATTTTAATCGAATAAGGAAAATCATTATTATAAAAAGTATTTACAGCTTGTTGAATATCAAAACTAGAAAGCGCAGCTTCACTTGCAGAAGCTGTTAAACGTCTAACCTTCTTTTCAATAAAAGTATAAGTGCTATCTGCTTGTGTAACTGCGCTCATATTACCTCTTAATTAAAACCCAACTGCAACAAATTTATGAAGCCATTCACCTTCTTCATCTCTATTTAAAGGAGACTCGTCTCTATTTACTGAATTTCCATCTACACTTATTAAGCCTTCCCTTTTCTTCATTATTTTATTTTTATCATTCACTTCATTTACTAAACCCAATGGAACTTCGTATACTTTTCCAGGTATAAAATGCCAAATCTGGATGGGATCTCCGGCATATTTACAATAAGGTTTAGTAAGGCGTTCGTGTCTACCTCTTGAATTCATGTATTCAGATTTAACAAATCGTGAATCTTCTTTTTTTTGTTTTTCTAAGTCTTTTTTATGTTCAGGTTTCATATTTTTGAAATCATCGAAAGGAACACTATTTGTTAATGTATTTATTAATCCGTGTAATTCTCCACCGGCTGTTGCCAACATTAATTGTTTACTCATACTAATTACCTATGTTATTAAAAGATTTAAAAGGGACATCCCTTGTATAATTGTTATATTGCAAATTTCTCGAACCAGAGGGTGAGATACTTGCCGGAGTTTCTGCATTTCCTGACGGAATAACAAAAGCGTCAAAGAGCGTAGACTCTATATTCAAAGTAAAATCTGATACGTTTATATCAATAATTGTCCCTACTAAATTATTTGCTTGATACATTCCATAACTTTTAGGAACAAAAAGTTTTACTGCCATTCCTATAATATATGTATTTACTTCAGTGGATGGGTTTCCTATAGTTACACTAACAATCATTCGTTCTGAATTTGTGATGTTTGTGATTAATAGAGAACTAGGAGAAACGATCACTCCTGGTAAATATTGATTAGCCATTAATTATTCCTTTATAAATAGAGGGAGATAAATCCCCCTCTATCAACATAATCAAAATGATTCTATCAACTAGGCACAGGAGCATTAATAGTTCCTGTTTCCATTTTATATGCCTGCCATACGATAACATCACCTGCTTGACCTGCTGGACTTTGTGCGCCAGCTGGTAAATACATAAAAGGAATGAAGTTACCGCTATGAAAAGGAACATAATTAAAATTATAACCAGTCTGAACGCCAGTAATTGGATTATACTGTGTACTTTGACCAGCAGAGGCAACCGTTGCAAATAACTGTGCAGTCGGAGACTGTGTACTAGCAGGGAAAGCAAATGCTGAAAAATTGGTTGTATTAACGTTGATTGTAAACGTATAATCTGTAACCGCTGTAATTACTGGAGGAGCATTCTGAGGAAGATAGTAATTATTAAGTTGAACCATTCCTAAAGCACCAGGAATAGAAAATTCAACTTTTTGTCCTACTACATAACTATGTTTTTCAGAAACAGTTACAACCCCTTGAATTGCTTGAGTTATACCTGTTACATATAAGAATCTAGGTTCTACAGGCATTAGTTTAGAAATTCTTCTAGCTGTAACTGCAGTTGCTGCAGTTGCAAATGAAGAAGCATCCAATCCTAATAGTGTAAATCCTGTTGGAGAGACAGAAGATATAGTGAACGCCATACCTGCAATCTGAAGCATTCCAGTTGTATTATAAAGTTGAACTACATCTCCTTCAGAAAATGTATTATTCATAGTTACAACTGCAGGATTTGCATTTGTAATTGCTGTTCCTACAACCGCTGGTCCTGGTTGAGGTTGCACATTTACATAAGTAAATCCATTAGAAGCTGTCGCTGTTGAAAATTTATCTATATTGATAGCACTTGTGCTATTAGTTTTTTTCCATCGTAAACCATCATTAACAGCAGTTAATCCTCCGCCATACCATTCAGCTTTAACAACGACTCCTGTAGCAGGAGATAAAGCCATTTGTGTAAGATTGGTTACGATAAAATAATCAGCTCCACTAGGCAAAGGAATCGTTTGATTTATTGCTGGTGAAGACTGTGTAAAAGTACCTTGAGTTACTATAGTAAAAGGCATAATTCACTCTCCTTATGATGGTTGGAATGTTGTTACATTCAATCCAGAAATCCAGTTTTGGTTTGTAATTGCACGAGCAATCGCAAACTTAGCGTAAAGCTGACTGTTTTGTGCAACAGCAGAAACAACCCAAGGAGGACGATATCCAATCACTGCTGTATAGTTATTCTGTTCAATTTTAGCTGCTGCTTCTAAGCCATACATAGGTATGGTATAAACAGTGTTACCTCTCATAGAAATTCCTGGAGTCTTCGCTGCTTTAGAAGAAACGAAAAAGCGGAATCTAGAGATAGAACAATATTCTTCTGGTCTGATTCCTTCTTGTGTTGGATAGGCAGATTTAAGAAGAACACCTTGAACTTTTTGAAGATCAGCGCATAAGTTGGTGTTTGCGAGTGCTATAAAAGCATCTCGAACGCCACCTGTTGCGAACTTTAGAGTGGCTTCTAAACTAGTTAACATTGAACGAGCATCGTTACCCAACAAGATGTTTTCAATGTTGTTAACGTCATTCAAGCTAATATTACTAGGTTGGTCTCCGTTTAAGCCCCCAGTGGCGTTTATATAACTTACGCTCGAGCTGAAAAGGTCTCTCATTAGGAGATCTTCTTTCTCTCTTAGCCATTGGCCAAGTAAGGCTGTAAATTTTGTAAGCGTTTTTGAGTTTTCCCAAAGAACAACCTGTTCGTTAGTAACGATAGATTTAGCATAAATTTCCATAGTCGCATCAATATCTGTACGAACTGGAACTTCAGATGCTGGATCGATACCTGAACCGTCTAACTGACCGCCTTCTGTTGAAAGACGTTCAAATCGGGACATACGAGTAGTTTTACCCACATAACTTTCAGCATGATGTAAATCAACACCAAAAGAGTGAATAAGATTAAACATTGGGGTAGAAAGAAGGTCTTCAGAAGCCTGAATTGGAAGCTCAGGAGCCATATTCTGAATACCTGTTATTCCTGTTTGGAATGTCATAGGTAGCCTCTTGTAAGTTGAATATTTATATAGTTGACGAAACTACTAATTCAGTCTTACGTTGGCGAGACGCGCTATGCAGCCAGGAATATGTAGACTAGCGAAGTCTTATGTATTTTCTGCTTTTTTTAAGTTAACAAGTAAAATATTTAATAGCAATATGAAAAATTTGACACTAATATGTTATTATTGTTATTGTTCGAAAACACCTCTAAAGTGTTATTTTTTTACCAGATATGATCTCAAAGTCTATCTGGTTTTTTTTACTCTTTTTCTAGAGAAACTTCTAATAATTGCATTAATCTACCACATAAAAAAATTGCCTGTGGACATGCTTTTTCTGTTATTAAAATTAAAGCAATTTGTTGTATATATTCTTGCATGGGAATTAAGCTTTTTAAAATTTTCACACAAAATTCCACTTCTTTAGTAAGTTTTTCTTTTGAATCTTCCATTATAATCCTTTCATTATTCTTTGCATTCTTTGCCAGTTATCTGCTCTTTTTTGTTCCATTTCTTGAAATGTATTCATAGAACTTTGTCCGCTTTGCGTGATTGAAGAACTAGATATAGATCTAGGTTTTTGATTATTCATTTCAGCTCTAATTGCTTCTTTTTTTGCAGTTGAGTGATTAGGTATTAATTTTTTAATAGCATGATAGATGTCAGACCATTTGTCATATCCTTCTGAAAGCCTTTGTAATGGACGAGATACTTCAGGATATTGAAAATCTAAATAATCTAAATTTTCTTGTGATACTACATTATTAAAATCTGGAAAATCTTTATATATTCTGTTTGGATATTCAGCTTGCTCTCTTTGTTGAGCTTCTCTTCTACTTTGTTCTTCTTTAGCTTGTAATAATGCTAAAACTTTTTTTTCTATTTTTTGATCTTCAGTTTCTTCTGATTCGTAAACTGTATTTCCATAATATTGTTGATAGGCTTGAGGTGAAGGTCCTGATTTTGAAAAAGCAGCTTCCATCGCTGTTTTAAGAGCAGCAATCTCTGCTTCTTTTTCAGAAGCTCTTCTTTCAGCAGCTTCTCTCTCTGCTCTATCTTTCTTTCTTGCTTCACGGAAAGCCCTCCAATTTGGATCTTCCTTAATTTCTGAACCATTGTTTTCTGGAGTGTTTATTGACGTTTCCTGTTCTTGTGTTATATTTTGTTTAACAGGTTGTTTAGATGCATTTGCATCAATATTTTCTTGATTTAAAGTGTTTTCTTTATTACCTTCTGAACTTAAAACTGTCATTATGGAGTCTCCTTTGACTGATAACGAAAATGTAAAAGAAAAATTAGAAAATATCAACGATAATTTTGATTACGATTTAAAAATGCAAAAATTAAAAGAAGAATTATTGAAGAGTTTTTCTGAATATAGAAATACAATAACATTCATGGCTGCAGATGCGCCCATTTCAATATTATGTTTACCAAATAGTTTAGAAACTATTTTATTAAACCACGGCTGTTTGCGTGTCTACGATTTGTTCGATTTGGATTTTACTAAAGTCAAAGGCCTCGGAGTAAGTAGAATCAGGGACCTTACATCCAAATTGAATCAATTCCTCTCGATGTTGTAAAAAGTATTCATGCTCTGAGGGCATATCTATTTGATGTTCGTATCTAACATATTCCCAGAATGTTCCTTTAAAGAATGCAACGGACCAGGCTTGCATAGTCTTATAACGTTTATGTACTATTACATCAGTGCCTGCAAGTTCAGCCATCACTGCGTCACTAGGAAGAACCCATAATCTTTTTATGATTCTATCTAATGATTTATTATATAAAAAAACAGCTTGATTAGGTCGTGGTTTAGGTAAATAAGGCCAACAATAAAATTTTCTTCTAATAAGATTCTTAATCATAGAATCTTTAGAGATCAACATCACTACACAAAATTCTGGTTCATTTATAATGTTTTTATGTTTAGCGATGGATTCATATAGATGTTTTTCAATGTCATCAGACATTGCATGGCCAACTTCTAAAGCATCATATTTTGTATTATCAGATAAAGCTTTTTGTGCTAATTGTCCGGCCGTTTGTCTTTTGTTTTTTGTCTTCATTTGGTTCCTGATTTATCTATAGTTTTAGAAATCCAAATTTTTCCTTCTTTATCTTTGATTACTCTATATACTGAATTTACACATTCTAATTCGATATAATCACTAAATATTCCTATAAAAATAATCTCTGAAGAAAGTTCTATATAACCAAAATCGCTATTAAATCCACGTCCCATTGAAACTTTAGGAGAGTCATCTTTCATATAAAACCTCTATTATAATTAGCTTTATAAGCTCTCCATTGTTGTTTCGTTGGAACAGGAATGATTTTCCTCAATGATTCCTTCAATAACTTTACTCTGACTTTTCTCATTTTCAATCTCATCTTTTGATTTAAAAACTTCCTTATCATAAATATGTTTTAATATATAAGACAGTTCGTCATTTGTGTAAAAGTTATTTTCACATTGTTGTTGCATTAATGATCACATTCGTTAGTTTTTGTGTGTGGTGTGGGTCTATCTTTTCCACTTCTAGGTAGAAAAGCTCCCCATGCATTATCTGCACCTCTAGGAGTAATATCTCTATTTATTTGCCATTGATGATCAGGAACAGCTCTATCATCGCCATGTTTAATAACATCCGCAGTAGTATTTTTTAAATAATCTGGATTATGTTTAGTTTTTTTTGACATGTATTCTCCTTAAAATATAGTGGGTTATAGCTGAAATTAGATATAACCCATTATAATTTGGTATAAATTATGAAAATTAATGTTTAGCTTTATGTTTTCTAGCATATGCAGCTAATGCGTCAACTGATTCTCTATAATCTTCTGCTTGACCAAATTCAGAAGAATATTTTCCATCAGCAACTTCAACATCTTCCATTTTCTTCTGCCAATGTCCTTCATTAAATTGAGGAATTGCTGAAATTTTATCATGCGGATGATGTTTATGTTTCTTATGATGTTCTTTATGATGCATCTTTTCTTTCATTTTTACTCCTATACAGCTAATGCTGACATTTGTTGGGAAGATTTATTAACGCCTTTAATATACTCTGCTAATTCTAAATTAGCTTTGAAGTTTTGTAAGTCCATATCTTCTAACTCAATCATAGTTTTTACCATTTCGAGATCCGCTTTCGACGATTTATATTCTGCATCCGCATGAAGATCTTGAACTTTAGCCATCCGTTCTTGAGTCGAAGCCATAATATCTTGCTCTTTAGCCATATCAGCTCTAGCTTTTGCAAACATACCCATGATTTTAGCATTGTCCATTTTCTCTTGTTGTTGTGCTTGCGCTTGATTTTGTTCCATTTGTTGTTTAGCTTGTTCTTCCATGTCTGCAATAACTTGTTTTTTATTGGTGATGAAAGCGGCTCGTATGATGGATTTATCTGCAATACCCATTCCAAGTTGTTTGAAGTGGAGTAATTGTTGAAGTTCCATTTGTCTTTGAGTAGCACTGTAATTACCTTCTTCGACAGTAACTGAGTATTTTTGGCTGTGACTCGTAAAGAATCGTGGGTCTGCTTCATGTCCCAAAATGTTTCTAATTTTTCCTTTGCTAAAGTTCTTACGAATCGCCTGTAAGCGTATTTTTCCATATAATCTTTGTGAATAGTCGAGTTTATCAAATATAGTTTGCAACGTAGTAAGACCAGCTCCTTGTCTGAGCATTGATAAAATACCTGATTTATCATCTGTAGCTGATCCTAATAGTTCTTCATTAACGCCAGAAATTTTAGTAATATCTTCCGCTAATCCATTAGAAAGTTCTAATAAAGATTGTGGAATTGCAACAGGCTCAATTCTTTGAATTTCACTTGGTAATCTTCCAGTTTTTAGAGGAATTAAAAATCCATCTCCACCACTTGATTGTCTAAAGCATTTAGGATCAGTTACTACATCAACCGGATAAATCCATCCAGCATTTAAAGAACTTTGTAATATCTGAAGCTCAATTACCTTTCGCATGTTATACAAAAATTGACTATCTCGAAGATTTCTAATAATTCCTTGTTTTCTCCATGCATAAGCTTGAATATCTTGTTCAACATAAGTTTGACATGGAACAAAAGGGTAATCATCAATGCCTAATAAATTTTTACCGTGATAAACTGTCTTTCCTGAAAGAGCAATTACTAATTTAACTGTAGGAATTTCTACTTTTTTAACTTGTAGCCAAGGTTGCTGAGCTAAAACTTTTTCAAGCATATCTTTTTCTTCTGCTTCATCTTCTTCCCATTCAACAGCTTCTCCACTATATGGATCTAAAATTAATTTACCTGGTCTAGTCGTTCTATAATAAAATTCATCATATGTAAATAAATTATTTATAGCTACGTTTTGAAGCTCTGCCTGCATAGGGAATCGACCATCTTTCATTCCTCCAGGTCTCATCCTATCTATTTCTTCTGCATATCCTGGAAGTAAAGTTTTAGCCATTTGTTTAGATGTCCAACGTCTACGCCAGATACCATTGCAATCGGATAAATCCTGCTTCCTAGTATATTGATCTATCAAATAATTATTATATGACACAGAATCTGTAAATAAATCTCCAGAAATCGGATCAAAAGTATAATCAGGATAAAGATGTAAAAGAGTTTCGCCTGTATCACATGCTCCTTCGAATGCTTGAGATAGATATTCTTGAAATCCGTCTCTATCATCACACCATCTCATTACTTTATTATAATCGTCAGCTAAAGAATCATCATTATCAGAAGTGGGTAAAGTAATAGTAGATTTTCTATTCTTTCTTTGAAAACCACATATCATATTAATATGACGTCTGATAAGATTGAAAAAGAACTTTTGAACATTTTGAGAATTCTGACCATAAACTTGATTATAAAGTTGTTGATCTCCAACTTTAAATCTTTTATCTATTGATCCTTGAAGCCAATAAGTAGAATTCGTTGTATAATTAGATTGATAAAACCAATCCATCATTTGTTTTAAATCCTTAGATTGAACATCTGAAGGATCTATATAACCTAATGAATAATTTCCAGACTCATATGAACCCATGAGGCTTCCTTGTAATATATAAAATTTTATATATCACATTCTAATCAATTTTTCTAATAATTTCTTCAAATTATTTTTTTAATTAATAAAATCCTGTTTGATTATGTCCATATAGTCCAGTTTCTTCGTATCCAAACACTTGTTTTCTTAGTTGATCATAGGAAATATTTTCATCTGGATGACTGAATTCACCTTTTGGAAAAGCAGAACATATAGCATATCTTAATGCATCGCAAATGTGATCATTTTTCTTAACAGGTTTATCTTCACCTCTATCAGCTGCTTTAGCATCCCAGGCATAAGATTGGATATGTTCTCTTAGTACAGTGCATCCTTTTTGAATGACTATATTTTTTCCTCCAATAAATTTTGAGCAGATCTTAATGCCAAGTAGGACATCGTTATTCGCATCCAATACGGGGAGTTCAGCTTGTCTAAGAGCAATCTTAAGAGAGGCTGCCGCAGGGTCCACATAAACAGCAGATACGTTTTTATAACCAATAAACTCTTTGATATCCCTAACAAGTTCTTGATCCGTTTTTGAACGCCCTTTTTTAGCTGAATCATAATAATATTCTGCTTCCACTCGTATTTGCGGCCATTTGTTAGGTGTAACCGCACATAATACAGCTGCAGTGGCATTGGTTGTTCCATAGTCCACTCCAACGATGTAATAATTCGGAGCAGGGAATGGGTTTTCATATTCATTTTCTTTATCATAACAATCATAAATAGCTCCATGTGCTAATGCCCATTGACCTAAAATGTATCGATTGTACCACATTCCAGTGTAAGAAGATTTAAGTTGATGTTTAAAATTTTCATCAAGAGAAGGATTATCATCTAAATTAAAATTCCAATAAGCTAAATCTATTTTATCATTTTCTATAAAATCTTTTTTAAGCCAATGAGCTGGACCTTCAGGGTTGCACGTAGCTAATAGTTTTGCACCTGGGACAGACAATCTGGATTCTAACATTCTCCAAAATGGTTCGGGTAGGTTGGTAGCTTCGTCCACATATGAAAGCGCCAAGGTTGATCCTTGAATAGTTGATACAGCCGATACATCAGGAGCACCAACAAACCAAACATCTCTACCATATAATCTGCTCATCTGTGCTTTTTCTGTAGGACATGGAAATCCTAATTGCCTGTAAAGATGTGTTAAAATATTACGTTGTATAGCTGTCCTATTAACGCCAATAATCATAGCATCGCCTTTTGGTCCATGCTTTAAATCATAAATAAATCTTTCTATACTAGAATAAGTCTTTCCAGAACGAACAGCTCCAACCCAAATATTAAAGCGATGAGTAGCTTCTCTAAAGCTTTTGTCTTGCTTTGGACTTGTTGGCATTTGATTTTTCCTTAGATTTCTTTATTTCTTCTATTTCAGCTTTCAAAATCATATTTTCATGTCTTAATGCTAATATATCTTCGAATGGAGATATTTTTTCTATTTCTTTTCCTTGTCCGCACCATTCTTTTCCTAAAAGCTCTAACATCTTAGTATTTCCAGATAAAGCTTTCATATATTGTGTGAAAATAATATTTGACTTTCCACACTCGTGAAATTTTGCCGAATAATCTCCAAAACTACAATTGTACCTTTCTTTAAATCTTCTATAAAAAGTATCTGTATCAATAAAATGCATACTAGAGATAGTAGCTGCAGAATTTCCAGCTTCCATTCTTTTTTCTACTATATCCCAATTAATTTCTTTACACGGTCTAGCCATACAGCTTACCTTTTACAAATGGACTTACGACAACTTAAGCAATATTGTTGATTAGTCTTTTTTTTGAATTTACATCCGCAATGTTTACAAAGTATTACGTTTTTTTGACGAAAAGTTAACTTTATTATCATTAATTTCCTTTAATGACGTTAAAAAAAAATATATACTACATCATTAAAGGAAATTCAAGTAAATATGTTTAAGATATATTGTAAATTGAAATATATTTTTTTAAACTTGATTGATTATGTAACAAAATTTACATGAATTTTTATCATGTTATGTGTGAATTCTTAACATAATTAACCATTAAAAAAATATTGACCCAAATTTTAATTTGTTGATATGTTGAAAATATCCAGCCTTTCTCGTGGTCATTTTCATTATCAAATATCAGATAAACTTTGGTGAGTTTATCTGATCCCACCTTATCTTTTAAATATGAAATTCTTTATAGAATCTTTGATTAAAACTATTGCCATATAAATTTTATCAAAAAATCTGATAACAAAATTTCTTTCATTTACTTTTGATTTTTTTTCTGTAAAAACAGGTTGTGATTTAATTGTATTAACAATAGGGGGTATTAATGTGTTTGATACATTAATTAATGGAATTACTGAAGGATTTGTCAAATTATGTACGTTATTAACAGGTTCAATAGGTACAGGAACTGGAGTAGTAATAGGCTGTATAGATAGATCTTGTGTAATAGATGGTCTAGGAGAATCTAAAAGTTTAGGTAATATTATTAAATTTTCATCTGTAACTTTTTCATGAGATTGCTCGTTTACTTCTTCAGAATTATTTCTTGATAAAATATCATTACCTAATAAATTAATTCTTTCTTTTTGATCAGGTTCACTAATACTAGAAAGAGAAGAAAAATCTTCACTATCTGACATTTCTTTAGGAATTATTTCTGGACTTTCGTTTTGTTTATAATTTTCTTTAATAGGACCGATTAAACCAATATTCATCACCTTAAATCTCCTATATATTTATGAAAATTTAAAAATTTGTATACCATATTTATGATATTACAACATGATGAGCATTGATCAATACTTTTTTTAATTATTTGACACAAATGTATGCTAATTGATATGTTGAAGATATAAAGATTCAATCTATCAATACATCAGATAAACTTTGGCGAGTTTATCTGATGTCAGCATTTAAGCTCTTTTCAGGCCTTTTTTGACATGGTTCTGTTGTTAAAACCCAAAAACAATCACGAATAGGTGAAGTTTGAATTTGTACTTTATTTGTTACACAATCGGCGCATCTCATCGGGGTTGCTAGACTAAAATCTTCTTTTCCACAACCAAAGCAAACTTCCATTTACATTTCCTTATGATTTTTTTCACCTGCTTGACTTTGATATCCAACTAAAAAAATCTGTTCTTGTTCGGGAGTTCTCCATTTATTTCTCAGATAGATAACGTCTACATTTTTTTTGTAAGTCAGTCTTCCTAATATTTCCCATTGGTTTAAATCAATTTCGTTAGATTCTCTATCAACGCATTTCATAAATTTTCCTTTAAAATACTGGACGTCTTCATTCATTTTCATTAGGAGGTTCAGGAAGAGACATATAATGGGTTGCTATTTCATTAGTTTCTCTATCCATGTCATTTATCCAAACATATCTATTACTTTCAGGTTCCCAATCATAGGCGTATCCATATGTAACTTCTTTTTTTCCATTAACGAAAAGATATCTGTATTTTATTCCAAGCTTAGGTTTTTCATCTTTTACACTTATCCAATTATTTTTATAATCTTCTATAGTTGAAATTAATTTCGAATCGTTAGACATTATCAATTTCCATGCATATACAAGTTACTGATTCATTCTTGCATACTGAACAAGATTCATCTTTTCTAACAGAACTGTCATCAGTTTTACACCAAAAAGTTTCATTCAATATATCAAACAACTCATGTAAACGATCAGTGTGACTGTTTGGAACTTGAGATTCAAAAGACATATCAAGTGGAACCTTTTTGTATATCGTATCAAAATCAGCTTTAAGTTTATTAACAGCTTGACAGTCTTTGCACTCACACCATTTTTCACCTTCTTCATACATTCGTATATGTCCATTCCAAACGAATTCAAAGCAACCTGCTTTTTCTTCTACTAATTGCTCAAAAGATTTTCTTGCATATGAACTATTCATTATTTAAAAAATCCCACCTCAATGAAATTTTATCTAGAAATTCTTCTTTTGAAAGTTTTGTATTTCCTATCATTAATTGTAACATTGCAGCTTCACCGTATTCTCTTGGTAATTTATTTAATTGTTCAATAAGTAAATGAATCATAGAATGAACTTTTCCATCTTCATCATCTTCAGATATTTCTTTATCACATTCAATACATTTCATAATTTTTCCTATATTAAAATTTTTTATTCATCTAATTTAATCAACATTTCCATGTTTCCTATTAACATTTCACAACTGAATTTTACTGCTTTTCTTAATTCTTCTGGATTATCAGAAATTAATTGTTTTAACATTGCTGCTAACATCCAATTTAAACCAGCTAATGCAATATTAGGATCAACACTTTGTACAATAGAGATATTATGAATAACAAGTTTTTTTGAAAATTCTTGCATTTGTTGAATTATATGATCAGGAACATTTTCTATTTTATGCATAGATAACATCTTTAATTTAGCCATATTTTTTCCTTATTAAAATTCTATTCCAGGATTCTGATTACAATCAAAAACAAATATTCCTCGTCTTTTCCACATTTTAATTGATTTTGCGCAACTATCAAAAACGAAATCAATTTTGTTTTCTTTTAAAAGTTCTTCGTCAAGCCATTTTTCTTTTAGAATATCATCAGGTGTAAAATCGCCAATTGCACGCATCTTGAGATTTTTATCAAACCAACTCAGAGGACAATAAAAAGGAATTTTGCGATAAAGCCAATCAATCGTTTTATCTCTTACTGATTGACATCTACCTGACCAAATTTTCACTTCCTTATGTGGTGATAACCTTTTCATTGTTGAAATAACCGCATCAATTGATTTATCTTTATCACAAGATTCATAAAATGCTTTCCAATCAGGTTTCCATTTACAACCACTACGAATAAATTCTTCCGCTTGTTCTCTATTAGCATGAGGGATTGATGAATCAATAAAATGTCGTCTATGCTCGCAGTTGGCAAGCGTTCCATCTAAATCAAATATTATCATTTTAATTCCAAGATCATTCTTAAATATCCAATTATTTCCATAAGACAGATTAAAATTAATCCTAATATCATAAAAAATCCATGATTGCTATTTATAAAAATAAATTGGAACCAAGCAAATAAAAAACAGATTATTATTGATTTTTCAAAATTATTAAATTTCATTTTTTATAATCTTTGATTATTTGATCAGCTAAATTTTTACATTCTGAAATCACATAATCAATATCTCTATATGTATGTTGAATTAATTTTTTTATACTTTCAATTTGTTTTTCATTTAAATTTTTAAATATTCTTTTATTTAAGTATAGATAGTTTATAAAATCGTATGTTTTTAATTTATATCTTTCCTTAATAATTTCAGATGATGGGACTAAATCTCCAGAATGAGCACAATCAAAACCTATAATCGTGACATTATTTTCATCACATTTTTCAAAGAAAGTTATTCCACCATGAACATCAATATCTAAATTACGTAAACCTTTAACCAAATAATTATCAGGAAAATGACAATAACCACATAAATATCCTCCAAATACATCACCTGAAACTTCAGTTGCTATTATTCTTTTAATCTCACATTTGATGTCTTGATATTCGAATATATATAGATCAGGTTCATCTATCCATGGACCATGTCCAAAATTTTTAAGTTTTTCTTCTTTGGAAAATATATGAGTTTTCTCTATATCTTTTATCATCTATTATCCTAATATATAATTCTTATAGGTTTATTTACTGATTCATAATTTATCTTTCTTCTCTTTTACACAAAACTCAACAGATAATCTAGTTTCCTTAAAATAGTCTCTTATTTTCTTTTTATTATTATCAAATTCTTTGGAAAATCTAAATATCATCTCTTGATCACTCTCTAAAACCCATCCATCATCAATCATTTGATTAATAACTTGATTCATCCAAGTTATATGATCAAGTTGTTGATGATCAATTGTCATATGATGCCTTTTGTAAAAATATTAATTTTAAAATATTAAATTAAATTTTGACTATACATATACATTACAATAGAATAAAACAAAAAAAACATTACATTAAATAAAGTATGATTATTTAAAATTTTATTTTTAATATTTTCAGGAAAAAAACAAATCAATTCTAACATTAACAAAGGAAAAGCTGCGATTACTAATGCTACTAAAGCTGATTTATGACCTGGTGACATATTTTTTCCTTGTAGTTTATTTCCCCCTTAATTCAGAGGGAAACGATTTTATATTCCAAATGGCAATGGAGCAAGACCTAATACAGAACATGCCATTAAACATTTATCATATGTTAAAGCTGCACGTATAGGCGCCCAATAAAATCTAATATGACAAAACCCAATACATGCAACTTCGGCTGGAACACCTGCATCAACTGTTTCAAAAGAAGCTGCTGCAAATATTGCTAATGCTAATGGAGCTATTTTTATGCTTGCACTTAAAGCTTGAGATGCAGTTGGTAGCCATGAACGTTGTTGATTATTTTGTGTGGAATACGAATTAATACTATCTCTAGAAACAACCAGTGACATAATTTCCTCTAAAAAAATTTGTTATTTTTGATCGCATGTTATATATTTTATTTATATCATATATATGCGAAATATAAGTTATATGCGTTATGTATATAAGTAAATAAAAATCAAAATTATTACCTATGGAAAATCTTATGTTACTGAATATCAAAGTAAAATATCAATCTATCTATGGAAAAAATCGTTTCAAACCAAAAAATGAGGATGCCTTATTTTTAACAAAAATTTTAGGAAAAAGGACTTTATCTGCAAAACAGATACAAATTTGCAAAGATTATGGGCATAAAGTTGAAATAGAAGAATTAAACCAAGATGAAGTTTTAAAGTTTTAATTTTTTTATTTGTGAAAAATTTCAACTTTTACTACAAGTAATATTTATCATTTACAAAGGTAAGATTATGGCATTTTGTAGTGTAGATACTCATAAAGAATTATTAGAATATTACATTCAAGAACAAGAACATTATCAACGTCAAGAAGACCATATGTTAGATAAAATATTGAGTTTTTCAAGTGAATTAATGTTCATACGCACTGAAAATATCAAATCGAAAAATAAGATAAAAAAACTTCAAAATGAAATTATGAACCTATTGAAATACAAAGAATCCATATGATCGTATTATATTTTCAAACATTATGTTTACTTGTTAGCACAATGTGTACTGTATTTTGGATCATTAATCAGTACATGTTTTTTGAATTGTTCAAAAAGTACATTGAAAAAGATAAAGAAGAAAAAGATGTCATTTTCAATTATCTTATAAATATTGAAATTAAAGATAAGACATATATTGAAAAAGATTTATAAAAATCCTTTAGCAAGATTTTATGAGCATTCCATGCAGTTTGGGTCTTAAGTTAGTCAATATTAAGATAATGGTTAAGCGATCTTAATCATTAGTGCTCTTTTTTCATTATTGTAAATTCAAATCTTTTATATATCTATATAACGTATATCTTGAAACACCTAACTCTTGAGAGATTTTACCCTTACTTTTCCTAGTCATTAGCTCTTTTTTCAAAATTTCTATCTTAGCCTCATCTAATTTCTTTTTAGTTCCTTTATATCTTCCTTGTCTCTTAGCTATTATTATTCCTTCTCTCTGTCTTTCTCTAATAAAGGCATATTCAAATTCGGCAAATGCTCCCATAACTGATAAAAGTAAATTTGACATGGCTGATTCATCCCCATTAAATATTAAATTTTCTTTAATAAAATGAACTTGAATTTTTTTAGAAACTAAAAGTTTTACCAAGGCTCTTAAATCTGTAACATTCCTAGCCAACCTATCCATACTATGAACCAACACAACGTCGTCTTCTCGTACAAACTCTAACATATTATTTAGTTGAGGTCGGTTGGTAGATTTAGCCGATGCAAAATCAATAAATTTTTTGTCTAAAGGAATGTGTTCAAGTTGGCGATCAGGATTCTGATCTGTTGTGCTGACCCGAATGTATCCTATCCGCTTGCCGTTCATCTTTTACCGTGAAAATTATCGTCGTATAAACCACTGACCTCTAAATAAGAAACGTCATTTAACCCTTCAACTCCATAGCATTTAGCTACTATGTTGAATTTAGAGCATATTGCGTCCAAAATCTCCTGCGCCTCTTTTTCGGTCATCTCTTCTTCAAGAACCATATTCATTTCTTTGTCCTTTCCTCTATTCAGCAAAATTTTCCATGAAAATCATTGATTTCATCCTGTAAATTTTTTGGTTTTTTTCTAGGAATGTAATCCTTAAGTTTTTTCATTTTAAACTCTCTTTCTCTCTTCTGATCTCTATAGGATTGCCTAAGATAATCAAATTTTTCATGATTCTTCAAATATTCATTCTCATTATTTTCAACCCAATCCCTAGCTTCTTCATGCGTACAAAAGCTTATTGTAAAAGGAGGAATTCCTATCCTTCTTATCTGCACCTGGTATGAAATATTTACACAACCTTTCGCAATTCTTTTTCTAATTGATGCCATAATTTTGTTTTATGAATTTTTTTGCTTCAGTTAAAGTTTTTGTATATAAAACTGGTTTAAAAAAATAATTTATCTCAATCCATTTTTTTTTATGGAATTGTCTTTTTACTAAAGAAAATGGGTGTTCTATTGAATTTTTCATTTTTACTGCTTGTTTTATAACATAAATATACCACCACACCTTACATTGTGTCAATTTCTTTGTAATCAAACTCTAGTGATACACATAGTTAAACTAATCATAATTTTAACGCTAGTGTCACTAGGGAGTACTCTATTGTGACACTGGATCTTCTGGTTTCTTCATCCAATATTTAACCAAATGCAGTTCGGGAGCATAAGGAGTTTCCCATCCTATACTTCTAGTGAAAGAAGATTGAAAAACTCTATAACTTTTCTTTTTAAACAAAGGGTCTGATATATTTGGAAAAAAACCTTCTATTAAAACTAAAACCTGCTCCCTGTTTTTAGGGAGATCGTCTTCTACACTAATCCACTCCATTAGGGTACTCCGTTGAAATGTTGCTTATCGGGAAATCATGCTTACCCAAAGCAATTTTAATGGGTGGTGATGGTAATGGCATCCAATGCGTAGGTTTCCATGTAAAATATGATTCACCAGAAGCTTCTATCCATTGTTGTGGATGTCCAAGTTTACATTTATCTACTTCATAAAAATTTTCTTTTTGTAATTTAACTACATATATTTTTGATTCTGTATGATTAGGATCAAAACATAAAACTTGGACATCCAATTCTGGTAACTTATCATTGCATTTAATCCATTCCATTAAAAAACTCCTTGTACGCTTTGAAAAAATCGAGAAATAGTTCAGTCTCTGATTTTTCGGGGTGTTTGAATCGATAGCAAGTCTGCGGAATAACCAATATCAAAAGCACTAAAAAAAATATTATTTTACTTTTCATATTCATAATCCTTCATTTGTGACACGTCTGCAATAGGTATAAAATGACTAAATTGGTTTTTAAAACATTCTTCGCACATTCCTCTTCTATAATTGTTTTCAATAGCAACTAAATTCCACATTTTACATTTAAGACAATCTGTAAAATTTTGATTATATATTTTTTCAATGATTTCTTTTTGTGAATCATCATTATTCATCACTTAACCTCTCGAATCTTTGAAACCTTAATGTGCCACCTACCGCGCTTAGAGGTTTCTGTTCTGTCGTTAAATCTTTAAAATACTTATTGGTCATTGCGGTTAAAAAGTCTGGAGCAACGCCCGCTCCATCGGATATTGAGACACATTTTTCTTTTATTTTCTCTTTCTTGATCTTTCGCTCACTCATAAAACTCCATAATGTTAAATTTCACATCCACAATTAGGACATTCTTTATTTTTCTTCTTCTTCTCTTTAGACATTTCTTCTTCTGATTCTTTGAATGATCCTAATAATTTTTCTTCGCTAAATCCCCATTCTAATAAATCTAATGGTTCCCATTGATTAGCTAAAATTTCATAATCCCATGAACCTTGATGAAGATTAAGTCCTATACATAATTCATCTACTTCTTCATTAGACAATTGACGATCTGGAATCCAACATTCGACGGTTTTATTTTTCTTTTTTTTTAAAACTTTTAATCTTTGATGACCGCCAATGATTGTATAATCAGCATTTATAATAGGTTTATCTATTAATCCAAATTTATCTATGAGATTTCCTAATCTTTCTATGGTTTGTTTTGAAATTTGACGAGGATTCTTTTCATGTTCATTTAATAATTTTATTGATATGTGTTCTAGTTTCCAATTAATCATAATAATCCTTTTTTAACATTCTTTTAGCATATTTGTATTTTTTTCTTTAGTTGATTTTTATCAATTTGTTAATGAAACTTTAGATAGAGGTGATAATGAGTGCTGTAGTTCAATTAGAATTTAATATAGATGACAAATCAGAAAGTGAAGTCAAACTTGATATAATGCAAAAACAGATAGATGAAATGCATAATAGCATGGGTAAAGTAAGAAGAAAGATTTTTTCTGAGGTTAGTGAAATGAAAAAATTATATGCAGAACTTTTAAAACAAAATGAAGAATTAAAAAATACCATTAGGGAAATGAAAAATGAAAAAACGCAATGGGTCTATGAAAAAGAAGATTGTTTATTTGATGTACAACAAATTTAAAAAAAAATGGCCTGATCTAGATTTAGAAAAAATGTTAATACATAATGAAAAAGATGTTGTAAAATTTATACATTCTGAGTATTTAAAAATTGAAGATCGTTTAAATAAATAATTTCAATTCTAATCCCCATTTTTTTTCTTTTTTCTTGTTTATATTTCCATTTCACTCTTGGATCTGAATCAGCATGACCTTTATTTTGTTTCATCTTTCCATTTTTAGATAAATAATTTACTACTTTCTCAGGAAAAATACATGCACCTAATTCATCTTTTATCCACTTAAATGCTATTGGTAAATTATCTTCATCATCCAAATACCGTGAGGATAATCTAGTTAAAACAATCTCACAAGGCATAGAAATATGTTTAATTTCTGTATTAAACAAAGATCTGACAAAAAATTGTTGTTGTCTATGTCTTTGGCTTTTTTTAAACCAATGCTCAGAACAATTTGATTCACTGACAGTCTTTATTGGAATTTCCCATGAAGTTTTCTTCATATAACCTCATGATTATTTATAATAAAATTTCTAATTTCCTCACATAATGATCGAATAATACTTTGAATTTTGGATTATCAAAATATAAATCATCATTTCCTATACGAACTCTATTACCTTTGTCCATGATTGCACATCTTAATTCATAATTTTCCCAATTTGATTTTATAAAATTAGTAACCACCATTTTATTGGCATATCCTTGCTCTTGAGAAACTTCTTGGCTTGATGATTTATCAGGAATGCTTTTATTTTCGATTTTAAGGCCCCTCTGACACGACATCTTGAAATAAGCGATAAATGTTGTCTTAATCTTGTTTTTCGATGCTACAGTGAATTCTAATGCGTTTTTAGCTACCTCTTCTGAATATCTCCTAGTTATTTCCATTTTATCAATGTCAGGAATATCTAAAGATTCAAGGAATAAATAGATTTTAGGTTCAATAGCCTTTTTCTTTTTTTCTTTAGAAATGGAAGCAGCAACATCAACAGCTTGCTGTTGTACGTGTTGTTGTTTTCTTCTATTACTACTATCCGTATTACTAGACCCCCTGTTTTCCTCTCCTAAAACCGCTTCTCCTTTTTGGGGACGCGGATTATCCGCATCGACATTTTGGGGATCCGGTAAACTTTTCTTTAATTTGTCTAACGATTCTAACTCTTTTTTTGTAGCTTGAATTTCAATTTTTGAATCTGAAATAATGAATTCGGCAATTAAAAATTTTCCATTATTTTCTCTTGTTTGATAACGATATGCATAACCATTTTGTATACATTCATTGATAACTGAATAAATTGCTTTTTCACCTTCTTTCAAAACATTGCAGAAATGAGAAATATGAAAGTTCCAATTTTCTGGTTTACTTAAACAAAATGAAATAAAACCTTTAGCTTTTAAACTTAGATTTTTATCTTCAAGCATTGAATTTAAAATTTGAACGAATCTATACCGTCGATCTTTGACACCGCGAATTGTGCTCATTGAATAGCCTTTTCTAACTAATTTGTTTTTTTACAAATAAATCACTAGAAAAAAAAATGTCTATTCACTATACTTTCGTAACCTTGATGATGAATCTTGGTTATTTCTTTCAATTCTTAACTATATTTTGCAATTGATATAGTGTATAGTGAATAGTTTTTTCTAATGATTAGGTAGATCTGTTTTTCGGGCAGATCTACCATTTTACATTTCATTCCAGCCTACTAATTCTATAAGAATTTTATCAAAATATTCTCTGTAACTTAGCAAGCCTTCGTTATTTAATTTTCTCAGACTCGTCTTAAACGTATTTTTATTATAATATTGCGACAAGTCTTTCCAAGTAAAAGTTACTTTATTTTTTTCATCCTTTTTATCCCATAAAAAGCAGTATAATTTACTAGTATTATCCATTATTTGCATCATAAACATTTTAGGGGGTAATTGCTGAAAATCCTGATGAATCAACATAATTTTCTCCAGATGAAAACATACATCCTTATATTTTAAATAAAAATTTAATTAAACATTTTTCAATGAAAATCTTTTATATTTATTTTTTTACAAAAAATGCATATAATATATTTGGAGAAAATCAATGCATACTCATGCTTTAGATAGACCACAAGGAATAAAAAAATCCATAAAAATTAATTGTAAATTTTTTAAAATTCCAAATTCTCCTAACTCCTTTATTTATTTAGGAATTTTCATGTTTCTTATACTTATGTTTATTAGATATTTTAGATTCATCCACTAATCCATTAGTAGCTTCATAAATTTTTCTTATCAATTTTTTTCCTGGAAGTTTATTTCCATGAATTATATGTGATAAATAAAATTCATTATAGTCTATAAGCTTAGAAAACTCTTTGTTTGTCATATTTCTGTTTGCTAAATAACATTTTAAATTTTCAATTGCCATTTCACTTCCTTTTGTTAGATTCATCATTTATCGCATAAATCGCATTTTATTCAAAGGTTTTTGTTTTTTTTCATAACTTTGCCTTTTTTATTGCAAAAATATCACGCTTGAGTTACATTATGTTCACTAATCGATGAAAATCCTTTAGTAAGTTGAAAAACTGCACCTAAAGTTGGTAGCTTAAGTACAGTTTTTAAACAAATGTTTTGAAAAATAAAATATACACAAATACAATGCGCTAAAAATCGATTGATTGTCCGCGAAGACTAAATCCTAATCGTTTCAGAAGATATAATATTTCTGATGATGGTTTAAATCAAGACGATTTTTAATAAAAAGCGATTGTTGAAACGAATCAGGAGATTATATGAATAAAGTTATGGCAATTGTTTCTCAAAATGAATCAGTAATTGTAAATCAAAGTCATTTCAGTGGTAAGCAAATTGATATATTAAAAAATTCAATCTGCAAAGGTATTTCGAATGAAGAATTTGAAATATTTTTGATGGCTTGCGCTAAAACTCAATTAGATCCTTTCATGCGTCAAATTTATGCAGTAAAACGTAAATCTAAAAAACCAGATGGATCATGGGGTGAAACTATGACTATTCAAACTGGAATTGATGGTTATCGTTTAATTGCAGAAAGAACAGAAAGATATGCTCCAGGTCCAGAACCTACATATATTATGGATGAAAAAGGAAATTTAATTTCATCTACTGCTTACATTAAAAAACAAACTAAAGATGGAACATGGCATACAGTTTCGGCTAGTGCATATTTAGATGAATATTGCCAAACTTTTGTAGATAAAGCTACAGGAGAAAAAAAACCAACAGGAATGTGGGTTAATATGCAGAGAACTATGCTAGCTAAATGCGCTGAAGCTCAAGCGTTAAGAAAAGCTTTTCCTGCTGAAATGTCTGGCGTATACACAAAAGAAGAGATGCAACAAGCTGATGTCGATGTAACTCCTAAGATTAGTTTAGAACAAGCTGCTGAACTAGATAAGATTTTAGATCAATGCGATGATAAGTATACAAAATGGGTTTATGATTATATTAAAAAACAATATAACACAGAAAATCTTTCAGAATTACCTTTAGATATATTTGAAAGAATGAAAGCGGCTGCCATTAAGAATATGGAAGCTAATTACGCTAAGAAAAAAGAAGAAACACAACTTTTACTCGTTGGGGTTCAATGACACCTGAAGATGTTATTAGAGAAATCGAAGAAAGTGCTTCTGAATGGATAGAAATGTCAGAGAATCCCTCCTATTTAATAGCGGGGATTCTAGCAAAAAAAATAATAGCGTTAAATAGTCACATAGAATACTTAGAAAGGAGATTAGAATATGACAGCCGAAACAAATCTACAGTTTGTACAGGGAACACCTGAATGGTTATCTTTAAGAAAAAATAAAATAACAGCGACCGATGCTTCTGTTATTATGGGATTATCTCATTGGAAAACAAGAATTCAACTTTATCATGAAAAATTATCAAATGATCCTCCTATAGTTGCTAATGAAAGAATGCAAAGAGGTATTGATTTAGAACCTGTAGCACGTGATTTATTTTGTATGACTACAGGACATAAAATGATTCCTAAAGTTGTTGTTAAAGACTGGGCTATGGCTTCCTTGGACGGCATCAACGAGTGGAATGAAATCCTAGAGATAAAATGTCCTGGACCTACACAGCATCAAATTGCTGTCGATGGTAAGGTGCCGGACCATTACTACCCCCAACTTCAACACCAAATGTATGTATGTGATTCAGAAAAAGTTTTTTATTATAGTTTTGACGGTTTTGATGGGGTGACAATAGAAGTTAAAAGAGATGATGAATATATAAAAAAAATGATTGAAGAAGAAAAGAAATTTTATCAATGTATTATGAATAAAACTCCTCCAGAACCTCAAGAAGGAGATTACATTGAAAGGAATGATTCTTTATGGGAACAGTGCGCATCACGTTGGATAGATATAAATTCTTCAATAAAATCTATGGAAAAAGAAGAGGAAGAATTAAGGAAACAACTTATTTTCTTAAGTGGAGAATCAAATACGAAGGGAGCGGGTATATCATTGTGCCAGATTCAAAGAAAAGGAAATGTAGATTATACAAGAATTCCAGAATTGAAAAATGTAGATCTTGAAAAATATAGAAAATCTTCCATAAATAGTTGGAGAATCAATTCTATGTGATCAAAATATAGGGGTGAACCGTAGTAAATTCACCCCTACACCATTAACAATAACCAAGATCTTATCACAAAAGGTCTTCAATTTGATCTTAATATTCGTGCGCTTTTTTAGCACGATGTTTTAAATCTTTTGCTGCAGAAACTGCTTCTTTTTTTTCTATCATATCATGTTTTTTCTTAACTTTTGAATGAGACTTTTTCGCATCTTTCATATAATGCTTAGCATCTTTGATCAATTCTTTCTCAGCTTTTTTCATAATTTTTTTATGCATATAATCTCTTATTTTTTATGTGATTTTTTTGGTATTTTTGCACCTGAATTTCTAGCTTCACTTAATGCAATAGCAATTGATTGTTTCTGTGGTTTTCCATGATGCATTTCAGTTTTTATATTTTCGCTAATCGTTTTTTTACTAGTTCCTTTCTTTAATGGCATATATCCTCAGATATGTTAAAAATTTATATAAATTATTTCACAATAAAACTTCTTGTCCTACTTGATAAGTAAATGTTGGAGTTCCTGTAATATTAACAGTTCTCAATCTAACATAATTTCCAGGTGGAATATCTCCACAAAGGCAAGCTGTATTCAATTGAGTTAAAACTAAACCAATTACTAATGTTCCTGAGTTTCCATTGCTAAATTGTTGAATAGTTTGAACTCCAGTAGTAAATGCGGAATTCGTAGCCATTTCTAAAATAACAGTTCCAATCTGAGAACCAGTAAGAGAAACTGTAGTAGAAACATCTACACTATATCTCACAGAAGACCATCTAGTAGAACTTACTTGAAATATTGAATTTAATGATCTTGTTGCACTTGATTGACTTAAAGCAGAAGGTTTATTTTTAATATAATCTAATGAAACATTATTTGTTTGAGTCCAATCTGATTGAATTTGAGCTGATGGAATAGAAGGTTTATTTTTAATATAATCTAATAAAACATTGTTACTTTGATTCCAGTCAGATTGAATCTGAGCTGAAGGTATAATAGGTTTATTCTTTATGTAATCTTTAGCAGTATTTAAAGTCTGATTCCAATCAGATTGAGGTATTGCATCAATTAATGCTTGCACTTGAGACAAATAACATAATTGAGTCCAAGTTTGACTCATTCCTCCTTGAACACAAAAAAATAATATTTGATTACTAGTATTCATAAAAATTTCACCAGTATCTGCATAAGCTAAAAATGAATTATGTACTGAAGAATCAGGATCTGTAGAAAAAAGCCATAATCTAGTAGCTCCTCCAACGAAATTTGTTAACATAACACCTCTTATTAAGAAACTTTAAACACGCTAAAATAAGTCCATTGACCTGATAATTCTCCAAAATAACCCACTGTTTTAGTACTGCCAATTACAACTCCAGCTAGTTGAATTATCTCTCCTGCAAAACAAAATTTCGCAACAGTACCAACTTGAGTATAAGCATTACTTGTTGATCTAGAAGCCGCAGGATTTCCTTCAGTTGAAGTGTTAGTACCGTCACTGGTTTGCAAATTAAGTTGAGATCTAGAATGTCCAGAACTTATATTTGACCACCCAATTTGTCCAGTAGCAACATAAAATCCATCTGTTGGACAAGTAAAAATTCCAGTAGTATTATTATAATTTGAACCTTGTTGATCTACTATATTATCGCATACAATTATAATTGGTGTTCCATCTCCAGTTACATTATCAACCGATACAGCACTAACCGTAGCAAAAACATAAGGATTAACATTTTGATAATTAGCAGAAACTCCTCCAACTAATAAGGCATTTTGTATTAACTTTCCTATATAGGACATATACCACCTAAATTATAAAATAATCCGTTCCATTAGTATAAAATGTAAAACTACCGCCATCTATTGAAATAACTTGGCTTGCAGCCCCATCAATTAATGCTCCACCAGAAGCATTAATAGTTATATTATTAGTTTGAGAAGCTAATGACTCATCTTTAACAATAAATTGTTTTCCTATAAACATTCCTGAACTTGTAGGATCAGGAAGATTTATAGTGACAAGACTAGCTGTACTTGTAACTGATATTAAATAATCACTAACAAGAACATTATAATCTGTTGCTGTTGCTGTTCTCTGAAATCCCATAATTAAAGTCCATCCAGTATTTCCTGTACCGGTTTGCTTTATGTATACATTTCCTGTAAGTACATCATGAGATAAAGAAGATGGGTTAGCTGCAACTGCGCCTTGAGGATTTGAATTAAAATTTATTCTGGCTATATTCGTTGGAGCTTGTTGCATTAATAATATAGATTGAGCATTCGATGGTTCTAATCTTTCTCCTGAACAATATAAAACTTCATTATCAAAACCTGACATTATACCACCACATAAGTTCCAACACCTTTATAATTGATAGTCTGACCTAAAACTCCAGTCACTTGAACAATAACATCATTTCCAGATGAGACTAAATTTAAAGACGCTGATATTAATGCAGAATCTTCATCATTATCTATAAAAGGAGATGCTATTATAATAGATGTTGAACCATCTGTTTTTGCAGATCCAAACATGGTATATCCAATACAATCATTTGTGGAAGTATCTCTACCTGCTATTTCAAATTCAAACCTGTAAGATGCAGATGCAGAACCTAAATTAAAAGTTATTAGATCTTCTACAGAACCATTAACACTTGTAGCAATGCCTTGTAATCTATTGGTTAATAAAATTTCCAAATTATTACTTAAATCTGGATTGGCTATTACCATAATTCCATTATCATTATCGATGGAAGTTTCTCCACCGTTTACATTTAAAGTGTTTGAACTTGGAATAGCCGTTCCATTATCTGTAACAAAAGATGTTGGGATATTAGGAGGTAATGGGCCTGATGGTTGAGCTCCGATAAAAAATTGACTCATCTATATCCTATTATTTGCAAAAATGTTGGATTTGCTGCAGTTTTTCCATAAAGTATTTGATATTGAGAAACATTTAAAGTTCCTGTTCCATATATAGGACCGTCATAATGATTAGTTTGAAAATCAACTATTAATGTGCCTAACGGAGGAATAAAATCATGATCATTTACTCCATCTAAACTAATATCGATTGAAACTGTAGTACTAGGATTATAAATTTTTAATATCTTAACTGAATCACTAAATCCCACTTGTGTAGGATTTGATTGAGTTCCAGCTCCATTAAGTGGTTGATAAGAACTTGTTAATGTAGAAGGATCAAATTCAGCTTTTAAAACACATTGAACTCTACTTGTTTCTTCTGTACCCATAAAATTACTCCTAATTAATTATGAAATAATTAACAGTTGATGTATCAGTTGCATCAGATGATTGTATAGTAAATGAAGTAGATGGTGTTCTAGCACTTACTCTATAAGATTGAGGAACCGTTACAGTACCTAATGCATTTGTAGAAAAAAATACTAATGAATTTGCTGTGATGCTAGTTGTATTAACAGTTACAGAACCCGCAGTCATAGCACCGGAAGTTCCTACAGAACCATTAGTTCCAGTGGCGATATTTATTTTATTTCCCGCTGTTCCTAAATTAAGATTTCCATTAGTTGCTGTAAGATTTCCAGAAGTAGTTAAAGTTCCTGTTATAGAAGTATTTCCTGTGACATTACCAATATTTACTGCACCTGTTCCTCCTGTTCCAATAGAAGTTGCTGCAGAACCAGATGTATTTATATTAGTGATTCCAGTTAAAGTTGAAGGACCAACTATAGTTAAAGAAGTAAAAGAACCTCCAGACCCTGTATCTTGATACCATAAACCAGCTCCAGTAGTTTGATAAATAATAGCTGGATTTACACTGTTATCTTGCCATCTAGTGCCTGGATTATAAATATCGTGTGTTGTTGGTGCTCTTAAAGCATATCCAATGAATTGTGGATAAACAAATGCATCTACCCCAGTTGCGAATGGTGTTCCTTGTGCTGTGTTTCCTAATGCAGCTGTCATAAAAATTCCTCCATATTGTTAAGTAAAAATATTTCTTTATAATTTAGAAACAATTACAACGACGGCGATCTCGTATAACAGCCTAGGGGTAGCGATCCCATTTATTCGCTATGTTCAATTTATCAATTAAAATATTTAAACACTAGAAAAATCAATTAATTTAAACGTCTATAATTGAAGTTTCCAGCTTTAATATATTGATTCATTGCAGCTCCTAAACTTGGGTTTTTTCCGCGCCACCATCTTCCATATTGATTTTGACCATTTGTCCTAGCTTCAGCGTTTCCATGTATGAATGCATCAAATATAGCTTTAGGCACTCCATCGTATTCATACTCAGAACCGCCTTGAAATCTTACTTTCATTTTTCCTGATTTAGGATCATATGATGCTCCCCAAATATTAGAACTATTTAAATCTGCATGTTGTATTCCATCGATAACAGGTTGTTGTCCCTGTGGCATCATTCTAGTTAGTTCTTCTATAGTTCTATTCAGTTCAGTAGGATTATTTAATAAAGAAGTGGTTTGTTGAGTAGGAAAATTTCTCAAGTAAGAAATAAAAGCTTGAGGTTGTTGTCCTGATAAAATCCAAAGTAATTGAGCATCATTGGAAACAGAAGGCTCTAGTGGACCTGGAGGAATCTGATTAGATGCTTCATTTTGATTTAATTCATCGATCCTTGTGAATAGATTATTTAACGTTTGCGCGATCATTCCTTGAAATTCATCGGATAAAATCTCTCCCGATTCCATCACTTGAGTGACAGCTTGAACTAATTCGCGGAGTAATTCTTCTAATTCTTGAGGATTCATTACTGACCTAATTTCTGATTAATCTTAGATAAGATATCCATTAAAGCTTGGCTACCTGCACCAACTTGCCCTTGAACTTGTGGTTGCTGTTGCTGTTGTTGCTGTTGTTGTTCAGAATCAGGATTTACTGAACTTCCGTATTGACCTCCTCCGTAAACAGAATCAACAATCTTTGACCAATCTGTTTTATGATCTTTAGTGAGTTTTTTAATTATGTCGGAAAATCTTTTATCATGCTGAGCAATAGCAGCTGTTTCAATTGGAGTTCTACCACCCGATACTTGTTGTGATATAAATTCATGTAATTCAGGAGAATATTGTTGAATAATATTTCTATCTTGTTTAGGTGATTCTTTTTTGGATGAAATTTCATCTTTTACATATTGAAGACCTTCT